GCTGCTTATGAACAACGTATCAAGATGGATACGACAATTAATAATCCGGTTCAATCGTTAACGACAGAAGAGCTACGATCTCTAATTGATAATAAACCCGATTAACTTTCCCTATGTATTTTTGAACTTATGCGAACATATACGAACACTCAGAGGAGGTGATACGAATTCCTAAGACAAGCCAAATGAGAATGACGCCAGAACTAAAACGACATATCCAATACCAGGCGAAGCTAGAACTCGCCCGAAGAGATTTTTTCGACTATTGCGAATTAATGGCTCCAGACTTTTATAAGAGATCGCGGCCTTATCTCCTTCATTTAACAGCTATCTTACAACATTTCGTATCACAATCTTCTAAGAAAGTATTAATAGTATCAATGCCACCACGTACTGGTAAATCAAGAACCGCTATTATGTTCACGGAATGGTACCTCGGTAAAGATCCGACACAAAAGATTATGACGGGTTCCTATAACGAAACCTTATCGACACAATTCGCTAAGTCAGTACGAAATGCTATTCAAACGAATAAAGCTGACCCATTTACACCGGTATACTCCGATGTGTTCCCTAATACAAAGATTAAACAAGGTGATGCGGCTATGAATATGTGGTCCTTAGAGGGTCAATATTCTTCATACCTTGCTACATCGCCTTCCGGTACGGCTACAGGGTTCGGCTGTACCTTAATGATTATCGACGACGTTATTAAGAATGCTCTCGAAGCAAATAATCAACTCACTAAACAGGCTCACTTCGAATGGTTCACGAATACGATGTTATCTCGTTTAGAAGAAGGCGGAAAAATCATTATCATTATGACACGCTGGGCATCAGATGATTTAGCTGGACGTATTATTAATCACTTTAAAGACGATGCTGAAGTCGTGTCACTTAAAGCACTTCAAGACGATGGCACTATGTTATGTGACGAGGTACTCTCTAGAGAATCATACGAAGAGAAGAAGCGCTTAATATCGCCCGATATCTTTTATGCCAACTATCAACAAGAACCGATTGACCTTAAAGGACAGTTATACTCGTCCTTAAAGACATACGACGACCTTCCGCAATTTGAGAAGATACAGTCGTATACCGATACAGCTGATACGGGTACTGACTATTTATGTTCGATTATATATGGCATCCGACAAAAAGAAGCGTATATCCTCGACGTTATATATACGAACGAACCGATGGAGATAACAGAGCCCTTAGTCGCAAAACATTTGTTCGATTATAAAGTAAATGAAGCGTATATCGAATCGAACAACGGCGGCCGAGGATTCTCACGTCAAATATCTCATTATTTAACAGATATACATAATACTAACCATACAGTCATCATACCGTTTCATCAATCAAAGAATAAACAATCACGAATACTATCTAATGCTACATGGGTTATGGAACATATTTACTTCCCGATAAACTGGCACAACAAATTCCCAGATTTCTATAAAGCAATCACAAGCTATCAACGTGAAGGTAAAAATCTACATGACGATGCTCCCGATGCACTTACAGGCGTCGCCGAAAAGATTAATACACAAACTCCTATATTCTCATTCGATTAACTAAAGGATATCCAATGAATACTACCGAACAATGGATCGACATCATACGTCGCAATACAGGTATCTCGGAACAACAATTCGTACAAGCCGAATACGAGAAATTCCTGTTCTCTAAAAAACGACGTAAGATGCTCCTTTCACGACAATATTATTTAGGCAATCAACAAGAACCTAAGCATCTCGTATATACATCTAAAGACACGATGCAAGATGCGTCCGGTATCATACCTAATAATAAAATCATTAATAACTTATTCGACGATCTAGTCGATCAAAAGACTAATTATCTATTATCACAACAGATCGATGCACAAACTGACGACGATATCGACGTAACCGAGTACTTTAATCCAAGCTTCCAGAATCTATTAAAGGAATTAGGTAAGGATGTATACCAATGCTCAATCGGTTATCTACATCCGTTTATCGACGAACAAGGTAACTTGTCTTTTAAACGATTTAAACCAGAAAACGTAATTCCTTTCTGGCACGACGAGGCACATAAACAACTCGATGCATTTATTCATTTTTACGACGTCGAGATCTATCAAAGTCCTTCTATTACGACGACCGAAACACACGTCGAATATTACTTACCCGAAGGCGTACATTATTATATCTACTCTAACGGTCAGCTAGCTCCCGATACGTCCAAGTTAAATACAGCGTATATCCATAAGAACGATATTTCGTACAACTGGACGTCCGTACCGTTAATCTGGTTTAAGCCTAACTCAGACGAGACATTCTTACTCGATCGTATTAAGACTCTACAAGACGCTCTTAATCAAATGATGTCTAATTTCGCTAACGTAATGTCTCAAGACGTACATAATACGATCTTAGTACTCAAAGGATACGACGGCACTAACCTCGAAGAATTCCGACATAACTTAGCTAAACACGGCGTCATTAAAATCTCTTCAACACCGGAAGTACAAGGCGATGTCGAAGCACTTAACGTTAACGTCGATGCTACAAACTATACGACGATTATTAAAGAACTCGAACGTGCGATTATTACGAATGGCCGAGGCTTCGATGCTAAAGACGATCGTATGGCGAATAATCCGAACCAGATGAATATTAATTCGATGTACTCAGATATCGACCTCGACGCTAACGATCTCGAAGCGGAATTCCAAGCGTCGCTACATCATTTAGTGGACTTTATTAATGCCTACCGCTCCCTTAACAGTCTTCCGATTATTTCTTCTATTAACTTTATCTTTAATAGAGACTTACCTGTAAATCAACAAGATACGATTAATGCGATTAAAGATTCTGTCGGTATCCTATCCGAAAGAACTCTCGTAGCTAATCATCCGTTTACACTTAACGTCGATGAGGAGCTCGAACAAATTAAGAAAGAGCGACAAGAAACTCTCAACCAAGATTATACGTACGAAGGTAACTAATCATGTATTGGGAAGATCGTTTTCTAAGCGATAAAGAACAAAGTATCCTCGATGCACAAGAGCAGTTTAACGAACTGTCATCGATTACTGAATATGCTCTCGAAAAACAACTATCACAAATACAGTCGTTCTATCAGAAATATGCCAATACTAACGGCATAAGCTTACAAGAAGCCAAGAAACAATTAACGGCAAGAGAATTAAAGGCGTTTAAATTAACGCTAAAACAATATATAAAGCTGGCACAACAGAAGAACTTATCTCCTAAACAGATCAAGCTCCTCGAGAACGCATCGTTACGATCACGTCTCTCACGCATCGAAGCGTTATGGATACATACACAACAATTCGCCGAAGAGATGGCCGCCGACACTAATACTCAATTAACAGATTTCCTATTTAAGCAATACCAATCTAGTTATTATAAAGCAGCCTATACTACACAATCATTATTAGGTAACTATCAAACATTTAGACAAGTACCTAAAAAACAGATATTAGTCACATTACAGCAACCCTGGAACGAACAAAACTTCTCCGATCGTATATGGCAACAAAAAGACGTCCTTATTAATAAGCTACGTCAAGAGATAACACGTTCCTTTATAGCACAGGAATCATCGGAACGCACGACAGAACGTATATCACATACATTCGACACACAAATCTCGAATGTACGACGCTTAGTCGAAACAGAAACGGCCTACGTTCAAGAATTAGCGTTACACGATTCTTTTAAAGAGTTAAACGTAAAAGAATATCAGATCTTAGCAACGCTCGACAAGCATACGTCCTCGATATGTCGGCATCTCGATAAACACGTCGTACCATTATCCGACTTTAAACCCGGAATAACGGCTCCGCCATTTCATCCGTATTGTCGTTCGACAATGATACCGAACGTACCGCTCAACTCACGAGCATCCAGACCAGATCAGAAGACAAAGTACATACCCGATATGACTTACGAAGAGTGGAAGTCCGATTACTTAACCTAATTGGCGCCACTCTTATTATATTGTCTTTTTAAATTTTGTAGACGATAAAGAACAAAATAAACTAATTAATTCAATGTGAGATGTGACTCACGATAATCAAACGAAATGTATTAATTTAAGGAGTTTCCCTCAATGACTAAAGAACAACTATTAGCACTCAACCTTTCCGAAGAACAATGCGCAACGATTATAGAAGATTATGGTAAAAACTACGTATCTAAAGCTCAGTTTAACGAGAAGAACGATGCATATAAGAGTGCTAAGAAAGAAATTGAAAACCTAACTAACGACATCGCATCTTTATCAAAAACTAACGAAGCGAACGAAGCATTACAATCTCAAATCAAAGAACTTCAAGACGCCGCAGCCAAAAGAGAAGCCGATTACGTCGAAAATATTAAGAACATGAAAATCGACACAGCCATCGCTAAAGAAGTACTGCAAGCCGGCGCTATGAATCAATCCATCTTAACAGGCTTATTAGATCGCTCTAAGATTACGTACGATAACGATACTATCACTGGTATTCAAGAACAAATTCAATCCTTAAAAGAATCTGACCCGTATTTATTTAAACAAGATTCTATTAAAGGAGTTACGCCAGGGGAAGCTACACCTAAAACTGATAACGGTTTAACTAAAGAACAATTCAAAAAATTATCTTATCTCGATCGTGTTAAATTACAAGAATCCGATCCCGATTTGTACGAAGAATTATCTCACTAATTAATTACAAGGAGACCATCTAACAATGGCAAACGAAACGAAACTCGCAAATATTATTAACCCTCAAGTTATGCAAGATATGGTATCTGCTGGCTTGCCTAAAGCATTGAAATTTACACAATTCGCAGCTGTTAACGAAGAACTTAAAGGCGTTCCTGGCGACACTGTAACTATCCCGGCATGGGCTTATATCGGTGCGGCCGAAGACGTAGCAGAAGGCGCTGAAGTAACGACTGCTACTATGTCCGCTTCTACTAAAACTGTACAAATTAAAACAGCTGGTAAAGCTATCACATTGACAGATAAAGCAGTTAACTCTGGTCTAGGCGATCCTGTCGGCCAAGCTACTTATCAATTATCTTTGTCTATGGCAGATAAAATTGATAACGATGTATTAGCAGCATTGGCTACTACTACTTTGGCAGCTACTTCCGCTAAAGTTATCTCTTATGAAGGCGTTGTATCTGCTGTCGATAAATTGAACGAAGAAGGCAACACAGAAAAAGTCCTTTTCGTAGCTCCTAGCCAAGTAACAACTTTACGTTTGGACCCTAACTTCATCGATCGCAATAAATATAATGCCGACGTAATGATGAACGGTGAAATCGGTATGATCGCTGGCTGTCGTGTCGTTGCTTCTCGTCGTATCGATGACTCTAAAGCTACTATCGATAACTTCATCGTATGTTTGACTCCAGAAGTCGAAGACGGTACTCCAGCTCTTCCAGCTGTTACTATCTACACTAAAGCAGAAGCTAACCTCGAAACTGAACGTCATGCAAAAGCATTGTCTACTGATATCGTAGTATCTGCACACTATGCCGTAGGTTTGACTAACGAATCTAAAGTCGTAAAAGCAACTTTCAAAAAATAATATAGGTTAATATCATGGATCAAATAAAAGAACTAATACGTATAGCGACACATTTTAACGTGACGCAAGAATACGACTCTGTTCTTCAATATATCTATGATGCGGAACGGCAATATCTTCTTAATATCCTCAACCTAGAAGATTTGCCTTCCGAACTCTCTGGACTACTCGATAAAAGAGTAGCCGCAAGGTTTATCGATCACCATAAGGATTTGATTCTTAAAGAAGCCGACTTACAGCCAATCAAACGGTTAAAAGAAGGCGACACCGAAATCGAATTTGGCGGCGACAATACCTTATCATATCTATCTTCTCTTATTAGTAAATGGACTTCATTGGAAGGTACAGATATAACATGTTATCGAACATTAAAATGGTAGCTCGTCAACATTTCGAGCGTCTTTATACCGACACATGTATTCTTACTGAACAAAAGAAAGCCATTCAAGATCCTCTCACTGGCATAATTAAGAACGGCGAACTCGAGGCAGTTAGTTACCCTTGCCGAGTTTCATTTAAGACTCTTCAATCTAACGATATCGTTAATAAGCTACCATCATCTTCTCAGACCGTAGTCTTATTCATTTCGCCCGATCTCGAAATTAAGCCAGGTACCGATATCGAAGTGATACGTAACGGTCGACACTTCGCTTATACAGCTTCTTCTCAAGTAGCGTTATACGATACTCATCAAGAGATCCAATTAACGCTTAAGAGTAAACATAATGGCTAACGTAACAGTCGATCTTTCCGGTTTTGAAGAACTATTAAGAAGAACACAAGAGCTTCAAAATAACGTATCTTCATTAAACGAAGAGATCACCGATAACTTAGCACAACATTATTTAGCCGAAGCTATAGCGAACACCCCGGTCGGAGCGATAGCGATATCGCCAGACGGTAAATACCGTTCAGAATCGGAACACATGAGACGATCGTGGGAAGCAGAACGTATTAACGATACTACCGTTAAAGTACAGAATTCAGCTTCCTATGCATCCTATGTAAACGACGGCCACAGACAACGACCAGGACGTTTTATTCCCGTACTCGGTAAACGTCTTACTAAGTCGTTTGTTAAGGGCTTACATATGCAAGAGAAGGCAGAAGCGGCTACGAGAAGAGCTTCAGATAAGATTATGAAGAACGCGCTCGACGACTACTTATCAACGTGGAGCAAATAATGAACTATATTAACGAAATCATCGACGGCATAGCTAAATCATTATTTAACAGTTTTAAATATCCTATATACATCGACGAGATTAAAGCAGATGCACAATTCCCTTGTTTCGTTATCGAAACGCTTAATACAGAACAGACACATATCATGGACGTACGTTATGAAAGAAGAAATGACTTTGATATTATGTTCTTTATTTCTGACGACGACTATATCGAAGAACAGAAGGTACAGATTAATCCGATTACCGAGAGTTTATATTTCGATTTAGAATATATAACACTCTCTGACGGTTCTCTACTTAACGGCATCGATATGAGTCATCGTATAACGGACGGCATCTTACATTTTAAAGTCTCTTATGAGTATCATATTTTAAAAGCGTTAAATAAAGATCCTATGCTTACATTAAATCAAAATCAAGAGGTAACAGATAATGCCAAGAACAAAGAAAACTGACGAAGTAGTGGTTAACGAAGCGAGTGAAACGAACGCAGTGAGTGTTGCTACTTTTACTCCAGAAGTGATTATTGCTTCTGAACGTTTTAAACAATATGCCGACTTAATTGCCGCTGTAATCGAAGATCGCGAATACAGCATCGAAGAAGTTGAAGCTTTACTACAAGATACTCTTACTAAGCCTATCGTTGAAGTTTTTAACGATTAATTATTTTAAATAAAAGGAGAACTACTCTATGGCATTAGGTGGCGGCTACTGGCTATTCCAAAATAAAACATTGCCAGGCGCATATATTAATTTCGTTTCCAAGAATAAAGCATTTGCCGAAATCGTAGATCGTGGTTATGCGACTATGGCA